GGAGCATGACAGCGACAGCATTGTCTGCATCATATCCTATGAAAAGGTGATGGGCTATTATACCTTGGCAGATAAGATAGATGAATTTGCAAAAATAGGACAGTGATGAGTAATGTGATTGTTTTTTTATGGACATCTCTGATTGTATTGGTGGCCGCCTTGATACTATGTGTTTGGGCAATGCGGAAAGCATCCGGCTCTTACCGATGCCTCTTTCTCTTTGATATTATCATTTTGATGATAAATATTGGAATAATAGGATTTGCAATGGGGTGTCTATCTAATATGCGGTAATATGAGAGATTTGAAAATGACAGATTTCCCGACATATCCTTGGGAGACCCTTGACGTATATCAAGAAAACAGTTACTGTTACAATATCCGTCCTGGCCAACATGTCGTTGGAGATTTATTCGACGATTCCAAGACGAAGCTGGTATCATACAACAGAAAATCACATGTGCAGATAATCTGCGTATGCGACCCCTACAAGCCGCCTTTCTATGCGCGTGAATGTATGTATGGTATATATTCGGCGTGGAAAGAAATCGAAGAGGACATCTTTAACTTGGAGCTGATGGGGTATTCTACCAAGCAAAAATTTCCACCCCTATGTACATCACACCATTATTTTTAAAGTATGAATGAGAATGAATTAACCAAAGGTGTTTGCCGTATTTGTGGTTGTACCGATGACGATCCTTGCTTTAATCCACGAGTAGGCAATTGTTGGTGGATAGATGAAACGCACACCTTGTGTAGCCATTGCGCTGATGAAGAATTAAGCTGTGACCCTGAAACACGGCACTGCATTAATAGCACTTTTGAATCAGATGAACTAATAAAAAATGAAGATTTATGGTAACGAAAACAACATTCAAAAAGAAGTTCCCGGACGTTAAGGTGCAGAAGCTGCAGACCAGCGTTGTCTTCAGCAGGCAGCAGGTAGAAGAAACCGTATTGAAGATGTGTGATTCTCTTGGTGTCGGACTGCTCTATTATAATTATGCCAACAGATGGATAACCGTCTACACTTCCGAAAAAATGAAAAAGGCATTGGACTCGATGAAACCGGGTTCAGAGGTCTTTCATGAGCATTATGGGGCCTATGGCAAGGTAATGAGCGAAAAGCCTTTTGTCATTTGTGGAGAATTGTGTATCAGGGTTGACTTCGGAGGAATGCTGGAAAGTGGAGCATACAGTTGTACATGTTTTGTAATATGACGATATGAGTAAGGACTATGAGAATACATTATTTCTACAAAAAAGATTACCGTAAAGGTTTCTATGACCTTACGATTGTTGCCTGGTTGGAAGAAAAAACAATATCCAGGCAAGGAGATGCCAGGTTGAGTTTTAAAGAACTGGAACGCCTTGACATTTTGATTTCCAGAAGTCCGGACTTTCAGGCCCATAGAATTAACCATAGCTTTGGAAAGAATAGTTGTATAGGACATTCTGCTTCTACTCGTAAAAAACTGGTAGAGGATATGGGAAAATGGGGGCTTAAGCCTATTGACAGGCGGAACTATGAAAGATTTCGGAAAGTAGCCCTTGCGCTTTACTATAAACAATCCTTGATTGATTTCTCGTCTTTCAAAGGGAAGCAGACATATACTATCCGTACAATAATTGGAGATTGACGTATGATATTAAATAAGAAAGGAATAAAAGTATGATTTTTAATAAACAGCTTACAGAGAATATCACTCTCCTCTATGGTGAGTTGAATAGTTGGAAATACGATGATAATGATGTTCAGTATCCTATAATGTACTATCTCGTATTTAAGTTTTATGGACATGAGTACGAAGCTTACTTCTCACACAAGCGGTTACAAAATGGTGACTCAGAACCTGTATCATTATCTGGGGATACCGAACTGTTTGATAGCTTCAATAGGAAGCTGGAAGATGGTGATTTTTTGGAAGAAATCAAACAGGCTTGTGCAGATATTTGGGCTGATGAAAAAGATATGGATGATTAACATATAACAAAATAAATAATAGTATGGCATGCAATTGTAGAGAACAGATAACGAAAATGATTCGTGAGCAATTAGGTGATCCATTGGCAAATATTCGCGGTGTAATATGTTTTGGTAAAGATGGTGTTGTCCAGTTCAAGCCGACGGTTGCTATCACGTATCGGAAAAAGAAAAAGGATGGCAGTTTTTGTAAGGCGCAAAGTGAGATGGAACTTTCATACGAATACTGCCCGTTTTGCGGACGTAAATTTGAGGAAGACAAAGAAATTAAAAAGGAGGACAAACAATGAAGAAAGGTCAGAAAGTACGCATTCTGCGTACCAATCAGGTAGCGACAATCGTCGAAGTGGAATTGATTCGTAAAGGTGGCAAGGTACATCGGTACTGCCATCTGAAGACAGATAACAAGCCGGACTTGTGGTTAGACTCTTCAGAACTTGGCAGCGTGGTGGAGGAAGTGAAGGTCTCGGTAGTTGATGACCGGAACCGGGAACTGCACTTGGCTATATGCCAGGACTACTCCAAGGATAAGATAACACTACATCTTACCGGCAAGAATCCGGATAATCTGAAAGAAGCTTCCGGACTATATGCGAGACTGATGAACTTATTCATTGGGAGCCTGAAGGAAACGCGGGAACTGTAGGAGCGGATAACGTCCTTGATAACTCTCCTATAAAACAATTCCTTTGTACAGAATTAAATCATCCGCAATATGATTAAAGCTGCCGATATCTATAATGCTACCCATGATGGGTTAGACATTATTTTGTACTATTACCCTCAGGCAGAGGGGTGTATAGACAATAAGAAGAAATTCAAGCGTCGTCCCGATGAGGATGCCGCCTCTGCCTGCCTCAAGAAATATGATGACTGCTACAAGGTCACTGATTTCGGGGATTCTGGCACGGCCATGAGTCCTATTGACATCTGCATGAACGAAGAGAATGTACGTTTCCCGGAAGCGGTTGCCTTGCTTGCTTCCAGGTATAACGTGACTGATGAACTCAAACGTTCTGTCAATAAACCGGATATTCGCAAACGTCCGGCTACGGCTGATGAAGCCGAAGGTGCCAGGTTCTTCGAGCTTGAAGAGAAGTTTACCGATGCACAGTTGCAGGTGCTCGGTCCTCGGGTCAGGCAGGAGCACGTCGATGCGCTTCACTGGTATGTGGCCAAATCCATATCCTATGTCCGCAACCGTGAAGTCACCACTAAATATACTACGCCTACTTATCCTATCTTCATGCGTGAATGTGCTGTTACGAAGAAAGACGGCATCACAGACAAGTTCTATAAGGTATATGAGCCTCTGAATCCGGATAAGCAGTGGCGCTTCAGCTATACGCCCGATGGGGTGAAACCCAAACAATACATCAACGGTTTTGCCGAGCTGCAGAAGGCTTATCGGGATTACAATGCCCAGGAAGAGAAACTGTTTTTCAATGATCCGAAAAATAAGGATGCCCAATACAAGGAACAGAAGCTGAAGGAGGCCTTCATCTGTTCCGGAGAGCGTGATGCCCTTTGCATCCGCGCCCTCGGTTGTCATCCGCTATGGTTCAATAGTGAGACCTACAAAGTCACTCCTGAAGAGATTAAGGAAATTTATAAATATGTGGAGCGTATTTACAATATTCCGGACATCGACGACACGGGCGTTCGCAAGGGGACGGAACTGGCCCTGCGTTTCCTCGACAT